TGGCGGAACAATCTCTGTTGATAACACCAAAGTTATGGGTCTGCCTGCTAAGGTTACCGATCCTGCTTATGTGTTGACTTCAAAGTTCAGCGCAGGCACGATTGACAACACAGGCGGCGTAACGGCTGGTTTGGGTGGTGGTTCTACAAACTACTCAACGCAAGCTGTGTCAGCTTTGACGATTGCTTCGCCCGGCGTATTCACAGTTGCCTACTCACCTCCTAGCGGCACATTAGTTTCTTTCACAGGAACTATTGGCTCTTTGACTGGCGTGTCTTTGAATACGACTTACTGGTGGACAAACGCATCAGCTACAACTGGAAACATTTCCACCACACAAGCTAACTACTTGGCGGGTACAAAAGTCAACACTGGTGGTTCTTACACTGCCAATGCGTTGAATTTAGTGCCGTCAACTGTGTCTAGCCCTACAACTCCTGACGTTCGCGGTACTTATGCAATCACTGGTACTCCAGACGGTTCTAAGCGCCTGTTGGTCAGCATGGGTTTGACCGCAATCCAAGTCGGCCCCAACGCCACTCGTGCAGGTTTACTTGGTTCCGACCAAGCTTAATAGGAGGCTTTCATGGCTACTAAAAACAGTGCAGGGGGCTTCAAGCAGATGCCCAAGATGATGACGGACGAACCATCTGTCATTCTGAAGTTAAAAAAAGGCGGTCACGTCAACACCAAGCACCTTGAAAAAGGTGAGAATGGTCACGCTCCAATGTCTAGTGGTGCTAAATACCGCGAGTCTATGGAAAGCGAAGAGGGTAATTCACCTAAAAAGCCTTCCATGAGCGACCGCAAGAAGTCCATGAACCCTAACTTCAAGGATGGCGGAAAAGAAAAAATGGCAGACGGCGGCATGATGGCTAACCCGCAAGCAATGGCGGCAATGGCAAATCCTGCCGTTCGTGCGGCTATGGCAAAACGGGCAATGGCTAAACGTGCAATGGCGGCTCCTATGGCGGCTCCAGCAATGGGCGCTCCTATGGGCGGTGGCTTGCAACCCGGGATGAAAAAGGGCGGCAAAGCCAGCGACGCAATGCAAGACAAAGCAATGATTAAAAAAGCTTTTAAACAGCACGATATGCAAGAGCATAAGGGCGACAAAGGCACAAAATTAAAGCTCATGTCTGGCGGCGCTATCCAAGGTGGCGAAGGCAAATACGCCAAAACCATGATGCACAACGGCGACAAAACCAACCGCTCTAAAGGCACTGGCGAAATCAAGATGGCAAAACCCGCTGGCTATGCCGCAGGTGGAACCATTTCTGGTAACGAAGGCAAGTACGTCAAGACCAAGGTTGTTGATGGCGACAAGACTAACACTGCAAGTGGTACTGGTGGTGTCCGTATGGGCAATGCTGGTGGCTTTGCAAAGGGCGGTACAGTCCCTGAAGGTAATTGGGAACACCGACCTGCTGACACAGCCAAGAAAGGTGTTTCAAACACCACCACTGGCGATGTCAAGATGAGTAACGCTGGCGGCTACAAAATGGGGGGTAAAGCCTCAAAAAAAGCCTACGCCACGGGGGGGAGTGTTAACGACGAAGGTAAGGCAGTAAAAATGCCAAACCCTCCCGTTTCCCGCCCTGTGGCGAATACCAAGCAGTCTGGCACTTTTAAGAAGGGCGGCATGGTAAAAAAGTTTGAGGACGGCGGCTCTTCCAACGACAAGTACGTTGTCAAAGATCCAAAAGCCGTCAGCGACAAAGCCAGCCGTGAGCTTGAAGATGCCATGAATCCAATTGGCATGGTTAAAGAGCTTTACGGTAAAGCCAAAAACTTTATGTCACCTCCATCTGGTAGCGTTACAAAAACTGAGAAATCGGTCACAGTAACGCCCAGCAAGAAACGTGGCGGCAAGGTCTGCTAAACCCGGCGGGGGGCTTCGGCCCCCCTGCTTTTAATTTTTAAGGTGAATCATGTCACAAATTGTTGCCTACACCGGCCCGACCTCGCAGTCAGACAATCAACTTCGCACCCAAACATCATCACGCTCTGCGGCATATGACCCGGTAGACAAACTGCGCGTCTCTACCCCGCAGGCGCTTATTGACACCGACTTTGAGTATGGTCAACAACCTACCAAGTGGGAGTCAATTAACCTCCAGAACAATCGTCAGGGTGCGTATTACATCCCGCAGATTTCCACGACCGTAAATAACGGTTCTTCGGCTCTTGGTATCCAAACAACCAGCGGAAGCCGAAATGTCATAGTGAATATGGCAAGCACTGCGGCTTACACGGTAGGCACTCCAATCTTTATTCAGGGCGCAACAAACCCCAACATCAATGGCTGGTGGCTGGTAAAAACTGTTACTGCATCCACCTCGGTTGAATTTTTGATTGATGCAAATGCAACAGCAACAACCAACGTTTACAACCCCGGCAAGACATATGTGTATCCCGGATATTTTTACAGCAATGCTGGATTCCAAGTTGGTTCAAACTGCATTACCGCAAGTGCAACTACCACCCCGCTTTGTACAACTACATATGCTCATGGATTGAATGTAGGTGACTACATTTACATGCGAGGCTTTGCAGGCGATACAAACGTAAATGGCGCATGGATTGTTGCTACAACTCCAACAGCCAGCACGTTTACTTTTACAACCGCTGTAGCGGTCACCAGCCCAACAAACAGCGCAGGACAAGCTAACGTCTTTATGCGACCTGCTGGATGGGTTGAGTCACGCCCCTATGACGGTGGCGTGGCGTTCTCCGCTGGTGGCACGATCACCAACCAACAACTGATTCGTCAGACACGTCGTTACTTCCGTTATCAATCAGGTAAAGGTATCCAGTTTTCAACTGGCTCTGCGCTTCAACCTACGCTGTTCCAACCAGTATTGACTGCTGTTGGTACTACGGTTACGGTCACCACGTCCGCACCGCACAACCTTGCGACGGGTACAACAATCAAAGTGTCTGGCGCAACTCCAACGCAGTACAACGGCACGTTTACTATTTTGTCTGGTGGATTTACCAAAACCACGTTTACATATCAAACCACTGTAATCAATACGCCTCCGTCAACACCAGCAATTGGCAATGCGATCCGTGTCAATCCAACAATATGGTACGGCGCTCAAAATGCAGTTGGTATTTATGACCAACAAAACGGAATCTTCTTTCAGTACGATGGTCAACAGTTGTATGCGGTTGTTCGTTCATCGACCATCCAGACTGCTGGATACGCTCAAGTAACTCAGGGTAATGCAACAGTAACTGGCGTTGGAACCAACTTTACAACTGCGCTGACACCGGGTCAATTCTGCGTGATTCGTGGTCAGTCGTACCGTGTTATTGCTATTGCAAGCGACACGTCTATGACCATTTCGCCTGAGTACCGTGGCAATAGTTATGATTCAACCGCTTCGCCAAACGGTGGCTATATCATCTCTACAACAATAGACACCAAGTATCCACGTTCAACTTGGTTTGATCCTATGGACGGGACAGGCCCATCTGGTTACAACATTGACCTTTCCCGTATGCAGATGTGGTACATCGACTACTCTTGGTACGGTGCTGGATCAATCCGTTGGGGCTTCAGAGCTAAAGATGGTGCGGTCACTTACTGTCACCAAGTCCAAAACAACAACGTTCAGTATGAAGCATTCATGCGCTCTGGTAACTTGCCGTCGCACTATGAATCTTCTGGATTGACACCGACAACGTACATCACTGCTTCGGTTGGTGTTGCGGACACCACAATCAATGTGGCGGATACAAGCTTGTTCAACACAAGTGGATTGGCAAAGATCACAGCAAGCGGAACCAGTGGCGCAGTTGAGTATGTTACTTACACAGACAAGACTGCAACGTCATTGATTGGATGTACTCGTGGTCAAACTGGTGGTTCAGCGGCAACGGCATTTACTTATAGCTCACAAGCCTTTGTAACCGTTGAGTACGCTACTGCTGACTCTGTACCTTCAATTTCGCACTGGGGTTCATCAGTCATCATGGACGGTCAGTTCAACGACGATAAGTCGTTGATTTTCAACTACGGCATGACAACTGGTTTAACAGTTGCGGCGGCTGGTTCTTATGCCTTGATGGCAATCCGTATTGCGCCATCAGTGGATAACGGAACTACAGACACCATGGGACTGAAAGAAAACATCAATCGTATGCAGTTGCAACTTGACTCAGTATCAATTATTGCCGCAACATCAAATGTATTGATCAACTTAGTCTTAAATGGTCGTCTTGCGGCGGCTTTTTCTGGAACAGGATCTCAAGCCACATTTATCTCACCTCAACAGCTTGCTGGTGGATTTACATCTTCTTTGGCGCAGATTGCGGTAAACGGAGCAACAGGTACTACAGCAACGATTACGGGCGGTGAATCACTGGCGGCGGCTTACGTTCCCATTGGTATTAACACCTTGGACTTGTCTAACGTGCGTGACTTGGGTAACTCAATCTTGGGCGGCGGCGTAAATAACACCGTTCCAACAACCCAAGCTGGCTTGTACCCTGACGGCCCAGATGTCTTGTATGTAGTTGCAACAACAAGTGGCGCATCCACTATTCAAGCTCGTTTGTCTTGGAAAGAAGCTCAAGCTTAAAGGAGTTGAAATGCCATTGATCAAATCAAAATCAGAAAAAGCGTTCAAAAAGAACATTGCCACCGAAGTGAGGACGGGAAAACCCGTTAAGCAAGCCGTGGCAATCGCTTACAGCACCAAACGCGCCGCACCGCAGAAAAAATCAAGCGGTGGAAAATGTGAGTGGTAACCATGTCAAAAAGAGGCTTATATGAAAACATTCATCGAAAACAGCAAAGAATTGCTGAAGGCTCTGGCGAAAAAATGCGTCGAGTTGGTAGCAAAAGTGCGCCAACTGCTGATGCCTTCAAGCAATCAGCCAAAACAGTAAAGAAAAAAGAAGGTGGCGTGTCTTTGGCAATAGGCAGGGGCGAGAAACTACCAGTCTCCAAGGGTGCTGGATTGACCGAAAAGGGTCGAGAAAAGTACAACCGTGAGACAGGTAGCCACCTAAAGGCTCCGCAACCCAAGGGTGGCGCTCGTAAGGATTCTTTCTGCGCACGAATGAGTGGCGTGGTGGAGCATTCAAAGGGTGACGCACCAAGGGCAAAGGCATCGTTGAAACGCTGGGACTGCCCCGGCTGGTAAGGAGTTGAAATGGCTGAACAACAAGGAACCCCAAACGCAATCGGTGGCTCTTCCATTGAGCAGAGCGATGTACCAAGAGCCAATGGAGAAAATGTTGGCGGCTTGATCGTTGGGCCTGCTGGTCAAAATACCGCTTACAAAAAAGGCGGCAAGGTCAACTTGAGTAATTGCAAGGTATCAACACACCAGAAGAGCAAATCTTCACCCAATTGGTAAGGAATCATCATGAGCATGTACGGCAGTTACAAAGATAGCCCAGAGAAAAAAAGAAGGCTTGAAGAAGCTCTTAAAAAAACAGAAGACTTTTTCAGTGGCAAAACGCCAAGGAAAACTTCTGAAGAAGCCAAGGCTGACCGTGAGGCTTTTAAACAAAAGTCCATGGCTGATGTCAAAGCTCGGAACGACAAAATCAAGTCGGAAGCTCTTGAACGTGACCGCGCTGACTTACCAAACCTTGAAAAGCGTCATGCTGAGATGTCTGCAATGTATACCAAGGGTAAAAATTGGCAGTACGCTGACCGTGATCAGAATTTGACAGAAGACGAACGCAAAGCCCGTGACATTTCAAGCGAGTTGAGTAGCTTGGGCAACAGGATCAGCGCCGTCAAGCGCAGTACCTCATCCTATGCCAAAGGCGGCAAAATCAGCTTAAAAGATTGCGGTACATCAACCGCATCTAAGGGCAAAAACAATTCTTGCTGGTAAGGTGAACACATGGCTTATTCAGGAACGGTCGGGCAAACGGTCATCACGGTTCAAAACCTGATTGATGATGGTGCGCGTCGATCTGGCAAATTAGCAGAAGAGTTGACGGTTGAGCAGGTTCAGTCTGCCAAACGTGCGCTCTTCTATTTGCTCAGCAACCTGATTAACCAAGGCATTCAATACTTTGCCATCCAGAAGGTCGTTTTTGGGTTGTTGCCTGACCAGTACGAGTATCTTCTCCCAGTCGGGGGCAATGACGTGCTGAATGCCCTCTACAGGACAATGACACGCCCCACTGGTACATACACCTCATCCGCAGGCGGAAGCGCCGCAAACGCCTTTGATAGTGACTTGACGACCTACTGCCAGCAAACTTCTACCGCAGGCAATATTGCAATTGATTTTGGGTCTGGTCAGAATTATTACGTTGGATCAATTGGATTCATGCCGTACATCTCAGGCGGCGGTAGCCAGACTTGGAATTATGTGTTTGAGTCTTCGGTTGATGGATCGACTTGGAAAACGTTGTACACGGGAACTACGGTCACGGTGACTGACAGTCAGTGGATTTGGCAGGACATAGACCCGGGGTCAAACGTCCAGTATTACCGCATGAGGGCGACTGGTACGACTACCTTGTCCGTGCGTGAGCTTTACTTTGGCACAAACAGCACTGAGATCACCATGGCTCGGTTGAACCGGGACGATTACACCAACCTGCCAAACAAAAACTTCCTTGCCAACAACCCATATCAGTTTTGGTTGAACCGCACAATCCCGCAGGCAACCATTACGTTGTGGCCTACCCCCTCGGATGCATTTGTCCAGATGGTGGTCTGGTACTCAGCGCAGGTTCAAGACGTTGGAACGATGAGCGGTCAATTGGCGGTTCCTGACCGTTGGTTAATGGCTATCCAGAACATGCTGGCTCACCAGATGTCTCAGATACTTCCCGGCGTGGATGCGGCTCGTATTGGTTACCTTGAAAACCAAGCTGAGAAGTATTTTCAAATGGCTGAGCAAGAAGAGCGCGACAAGTCCCCTATTTACCTTGCGCCGAACATCGGCGTGTATACGAGGTAAATATGCCAAGATTCCTTAACACCGACGGAAACGCCAGCCTAGCGATCTTTATCTGCGACAGATGCCGCATGAAGAGGGCGATTGACGAGGCTCAGCCTGACCCAAACTTCCCCGGACTCTCCGTCTGTCGCCAAGGTTGTGCCGATGACAAAGATCCATATCGTTTACCTGCTCGTAAAACGGAGAAGATCACCTTAAAATTCCCAAGACCCGATGCACCGTTGCAAGGGGTTGTGGATCAATCTCCTGAGTATCAGGGCGAGTACGGCCCCACCTAAAGGAAAGAAATGGCACAAACAGGATATACCCCGCTTCAGATTTACTACTCAGCAACGACCACCAACGTGCCTTTGGCGGCTAACTTGGCGGCTGGCGAGTTGGCTATTAACACTGCTGATGGCAAGCTTTTCTATAAAGACTCAGGTGGTGTTGTTCAAACGATTGCCACTAAGGCATCCGCATCAAATACTTTTTCTGCTGGCACAACGGGTTTTACGCCAAATACCGCTACTTCTGGCGCTGTTACGCTGTCTGGTACGTTGATCACTTCAAACGGCGGAACTGGGTTGTCATCCTTTACCGCTGGTGACTTGATTTACTTCTCCACTGGCACATCGTTTACCAAGCTAGGTATTGGTACAAACGGTCAAATTTTGACCTCTAGCGGAACCGCTCCTCAGTGGTCGGCAATTTCATCTGTTGGCGTGGGTTCAATTACATTTGGATCAACTGGCTTGACACCAAGCACAGCAACAAGTGGAAACGTAAGTGTTGCTGGTACTTTAAATGTTTCCAATGGCGGTACAGGCGTAACTGCATCAAGTGGCGCTAGTTCAGTCATGCTACGCGATGCAAATCAAAACGTAGCGGCTAACTCGTTTTTGAGTAATTTCACCACTGTTGTATCTGCTGGAACAACCAATACTTTGACAGTTGCTTCAGCGCCTTTCTATCTCATAACAGGCTCGACTAGCCATACATTCCAATTGCCTACTGCAACAACATTGGTCAATGGAACAATGTATG